CTGCTTCTCGAACCAGCTCCGCAGAAAGTCCATGTCGAAGCGGACGTTGTAGCCGATCATCGCTAGCTTGTCTGTGCGGTCGAAGGGGTCCACGAACCTAGCTAGAAAGCTCTTGAAGGTCTGGAGGGCGGAAGCAGGCGGAGGGAGGGCTAGAACCTCCTCCCTCGTCACCTTGCATCGCTGGAGGGCCTTGTCCTCTATGATGTCGAAGTCGAGGGGGTGGCAGAGCAGGTTGACCTCGTCGATGACGGAGCCGTCGATCTCGACCAGGCCCGCGATCTGCCAGATCCCGTTCTTCTCAGGATCGAGGCCGGTCGTCTCGACGTCTACGAAGAAGCGCCTAGTCGTCATGAGGTAGCTCCAAGCCTGACCGCTTCATGGCCTTGGCCAGGAGGGAGAGTCCACAAGGCTGGCAAACGTCCATCGCCTGGTCCTCGTCCCCCATGTAGCTGCCGCCCCTCGAACGGAATGTCAGGGCGATCAAGGTTGGTGGATCGTGTGTGAAGGCCTTGAGCTCACTCCACGAAAGGTTCCCCTCGATAGGCCTGTTGCAGACGTCGCAGCATACCTTGTTCGCCATCACTCCACCTCCCTGTTGAGGTTGAGACCAGCGACCGGGGGGAGGACACCCCTGAGCACCGCCTGGATCGTCGGGGTGACGTAGTACCGGGAGTTCCCGGCCCGCACCTGTCCGACTATGTTGTTGTCCTCGTCGATGACCGGGGCGCCGGAGTCGCCACCCTTACAGATCTCAGGATCTCCCTTGATGCGCTTCACCAGGATCTGGTCCTCGAAGGTGACCCAGCCTGTCACCCCTCCATAGTCCGTCCTGATGATGAGGTCGGTTGCGTGGACGATCCCGTGCGTGATGCCGGTGCTGCGCCCTGCCTTCCAGACCGGATCTCCTATCTCGACCGTACCGAAGCCAGCGGGTGTCGGGCGGGCCAGACCAGATGCCCGGACGTCTCGGACCAAGGCGTTGTAGTCGGCGTGGTAGTGAGGCCGGCCAATGAGGGGTGTCCTACCATAGTGCTGGAAGGTGCCGGTCCGGTGCATGTAATCCAGCCACGCGTCGTGAGACGTCCCTGGGAACCTCCAGCCCTTCGCGGGCTCCTCGGGGTTCAGGCTCTGCCCCTCGAGCTCGATGAGGGCGGAGTCGACCTGGCAGACGAAGTCCGGACGAGGAGCCATCTGCTCGACGACCCTCCCGATCCGGCGCTTGTCCGGCTGACCGCTCCAGTTGTAGGCTGGCTGGGTCACTCCCCTCCCGATGGTGTGGAGGCTCTGGTACTTCGGGTGGACGACGTGGTGGCAGGTGAGGGCGTAGTCGCCCTGGAGAGGAACGTGGATGATGGCTGTGACCGTGCCCGCCTGGCTGTGGCGCTCCGGCCCTATCTCGTCCCCGATCATGAAGGGGTCCCGGTAGCCATAGGGCTTGTCAGGGAACTCACCCTCGCAGAGCGGGAGCGGCGGCATCTCCCCGATTTCCTCTACGTCCGTCTGGACCTTGCTGACGGAGCGGGGGATGCGCTGGTCGGGGCGGAGTAGCTCCTTCGGCACCTTAGCCGTGGTGAAGACCTTGACCGCCAGGCTCCCGGTCTCCTGCCCGGCCTTCACCTTCCTGGCCCTGCCCACAGCGACTACGTTGTCCAGGCCGAGGAGCTCGGCCGTTTCGCCCTCACGGAGGGCTTTCTGAACTCTGTCCATTGTCTGTCTCCTCGCTTGGGGTGTCGAAAAGGGAGGGCTTGTCCTCCCACCGTTTCCCGGCCAGCTTCAACAGCCTGCGGAGGTCCTGGGCTTCCTGAGCCTTGAAGATGCCTCCTCCCATCCGAGTCTCCGCGCTGTAGTAGCCGTCGTTCTTCGTCTGTAGGATATACTCCCCCTCAGCCGGGCACCTGGCGACGTACTTCTCATCGAAGACGAGGGGGGTCTCCTCAGACAGCTTTCCCCAGAGCAGCAGCCCGGTCTCTACCTGCCCTCGGACCTCGTCCCTCACCCTCGCTATGTGTCCAGTGACGATGACGTGACAATGGTAGGTCATCATCTCGCCAAGCCAATCAATAGCTGTTAGCTGCTGCTTCAGGTAATCTTGGAGCTGCGGAGTCTCGCCCTTTCTCGAGCCGCTCTTGCTATCCCCTTTCTGGAGGACAGCATACATGAGGGACTTGCTCCATCTCGTTGTAGAGTCTAGGAAGTATGTCCCAATGTGGTCGAAGAAGCCATCGTTCGCTCGAGCCCTCATCTCCGCCTCCCACTCCCTGAAGGCGAAGGGCTCCTTCCATTTGTCTGACTCCCACTTGGCTTCGACGATGATGTCGCCCTTCTCGATGAGGGGCTGGAGATCTCTGGTCTTGGTTCCGCCCGGGTCGAAGCTGTCGATGAAGACAGGCTTGGGGGCCGTCAGGGCGAGGCGTGTCTTCCCGGTCCCAAAGGGACCATAGACCAGGATGTTCGCGTAGTCCGTGGCTCGCTCGCTGTAGGCCTGCCGGACCTCGGCGGCTCGCTTCTGGACCTTGAGAAATGCGGCTGATCGCTGCATCTGTTCCCTTTCTGTCTGTTGATATTAAGTATCAGCAGTTGTGGATGTCCGCCTTGGGTATAACATGCCCATCCTCATCTATAATTACGGAGACAGGATCCTCCTCGGAGTGCTTCTTGGCGGACACCATCTTCAGGTCCCGCCTCCGCCTCAGCCAGTCGAGATAACTCGAGGCCTCGGAGATGAGGCGGATGAGGTCATCCTCGGACGGCTTGACGACGCGGACGATCACCTTGAGCGGGCTGCTGGGCTCGACCGTGACACGCTCCGCTGAGATCATGATGCTGTTCCTGCGGCTCATAACTCTACCACCTTCCCTGCCCGCTCCATGTTCCTTCGAGGGTCCCAATGCCTCTCGACGAAGCTGACTGGCGGTGCACCTGCGTGCTGGAGCGGGTTATGCCACGAGGTGCAGTAGTCGAGGTAGGGGCACTGTCCGTAGTTGCTGCACATCTCCGTGTTCTTGTGGAAGCAGTTGAGGGTGTGGTCCTCCTCCCTCGCCTCATCCAGCAGGATGAAGTCCGCGTCCATCTGATCCAACCAGAAGTTCACGTTCTGCAGCCACCCCTCCATCGAGTCGAGGCTCCGGCGGACAGGCAGGCGCTGGAAGTCATTGCCCCGGCTGTTCGCGTAGAGCTCTCCGTCCTGCTTGAAGCGAGGGGTTGCAGGGAAGAAGCCGTTGATGACGACGCCGAAGACGGAGGGCTGAGGGAAGAGGCAGTAGAGAGCATGGGAGTACGTCCCTATCTGCGTCTTCTGCCTCCACTGCGCCACCCAGCTGGTCGAGAAGCGGCCTGAGGTCTTGTGCTCCAGGCTGAAGACGCCCTGCTCCCCCTCGCAGATGACATCCATGAGGAAGTAGAGCTTCCTGTCCCTCGACACCATGACACTCCCTGCCACCTCGACATGATGGACCGTGAAATCGTCGCGGGCATAGAGGGCGCAGTACTGCGGGAGGCCGCGGAAGACGTTCTCCGGGATCTTTGGATTGTTCACGGCATCCATCTCGGGAGGGAAGACGCCTCGGTAGTAGGTCTCGAAAGCTTCGTAGGCATCGACGATGGAGCCGGCCGAGAAGCCCTGCGTGTAGAGGACCTCCATAGCCAGATGCCAGGCCGAGCCGAACTCGAGATGAATCGAGGGCTGCTCAGGCTGCCAGCCTAGCACGTATTCGTAGAAGTACCTCCGCTGACACTCCATGTATTTCTGTAGCTTGGTTGAGTCCTGGACCTGCCAGGTCTCCTGGGGTTCAAGGTCCATCGGTGTCCTGCCTTTCCTTGGTGAATTTGATCCCCCTATACTCTAGGGTCTTGTCTTCCTCTCCTGAGAACAGGTGGGTCACGCGGGCCTCGAGGACCGAGATGCGTCGGGCCTGGCCGTCGATTATTCGCCATAGCGTCTCGTCCTTTCGCATGAGCTCGGCTCGAACCAGCATGACTACGATGCTGAAGACGACTATGCCGACAGTTGAAGCTATCGCCAGGGCTATGAGGAGTCCCTGCAGTGTCTGCTCAAGGATCATTAGAGTGATCGGGGTGCCCGGGGTCATCCTGTCTCCATCCTCTCCAGGGTTGCGAAGTATTCCCGCAGGCAGTTCCCACAGTGCCTGCAGAGGGTGCTGCCCTTCTCCCCTTCGATCTTCCCACAGCTATGCACCCAGGGATTGTCCTCGTAGAGGGCCATGACCCTGCGCCAGGCAGCTGTCGTGATGGCCTGGTAGGTGTTGAGGGTGCGCTTCCTTTCTATGTAGTTCCCTTGATGATGCTCAGGGATCTTCCCGGTGTAGTAGGCCAGGAATGTGAGGACGACCGGGATCTCCCTGTCTGTGTAGTGTTTGACGACGACGTCTACGATGTCCGCTATATTCCAGGTGCTTGTCCGGACCCTCACGAACATGAGGTTCGAAGGGATGTCCCTCAGGAGCCAGGGCTCGTGGTTCGTGTGAGGTCCTGGGTTCACCGTGAGGACGAAGGGGGCATCGTACTTGTCGAGCCCACCAGGGCAGGAGGTATTATAGAACTTCATGGGGAAGCTGCGGCATGTCTGCTGGACCTCCCTCCAGCTGAAGCTGCTGTCATGCCCGTCGTTGACACGGACGGGGGTGGGTCGTCTGAGAACCTGAGCCAGAGGCGGGACGTTCGGGAGGTTCTGGGACAGGGGCTCGAGGTAGCTGCGGCCGGACTGGAAGAAGCAGTCGGGGCAGCGCATCGGGCAGAGGTCGGCCTGAGGGATGCAAGTCAGCATCCCGCTCCCGGCTAGCTTTGGGTTCGGTTTATAAGGCATCCCAGTCCTCCAGGATGATGCTCAGGTAGTCGATGATGGCTCCGAGACGCTGGAGCTCGTCTACCCGGAGGGTCTCGCAGTTCTCGAGTAGCTCCTGAGCATTGGCCTCAAGGCCCTTCATCCGCCACTTCTCCGAGTGCCTGATCTGAGCCAGGGACTTCTGTTTCTTCGGCTGTTTCTTCGCCATTGCTGCCTGCTTTCTATGCTGTTTCAAGGAGCCTGCCCAGCTCATCGACCTCTGGGCCAGAGAGGTTCGGGATGCCCCTGGCAAGTAGAGGGGCCGCTTCGTCCGGAAGGACGAGGACGTCTGAGCTGGACAGGCTGACGACAGACCAGCCCTGGGTTCCAGGGTGCAGGAGCACCAGGTCACAGTTGACCTCAAGCCCAAAGTGCCGGTCCGTCCACGGACCTGCGACCTCGCGGAACTCTCCAAGGAAGAAAACCCAGAGAGGCGGGGTCACTGTCATATTATCATTCCAGGGTGAGAAGAAAGGGGAGACCAGGATCACTCCCAGTCTCCCCCTCGCCGAGGGCAGGGGAGCCTAGCCCTCTTCGTCCTCGACCGTCAGGGCCGCGAGCTGGCGCTCGAGCTCGGCCCGGAGATCCTGCTTGCTCAGCTTCCCGGTCTTCACCTGCTCCAGGAGAGCCTGCATCGGGTTCTTCTTCGGACCACCTCCTACCCGGACGACGCCGGGCTTCCAGGCGTTCCCTGTCTCCAGGGCCTTCTCGACCGCGTTCTCCGCCTTGTCGAGGACACCCCGGACAGTCGCCTGGAGCTTGATGACGGCCTGGGCGCGGAAGATGGAGAAGACGACGTCTTCCCCGAAGAGCCTGACAGCATCCGCCAGGTTCGCGCCCAGGTTCTTCTTGAGGCTGACCTCACGGGAGGTCTTCGGACTCTTGACCGTGATATCGAGATCGCCGGTCGGAGCTGGTGCTTCGGCCTGTGGGGCCTGATTGTCAGCCATGATATCTCCTTTCGCTGACGGTGTGGTGTTGCGTAGAGGCATCCGGGAGGGAGGCCTTTTCCTGGTGGCCGCAGCCC